AATCCTAATCAACGGTGAAGATGACCAGAAAATAGAAGAGATAGGCGCCTATCCTTATTACAAACGTGAGTTGGTATTTCCTACAAGGAATTTCGTAAAACCACTGAATTTCTGCATACCGAAAGAACTCATAGTTGATAAAGTGCCTACCAAGACCAAAGATTGGGCCACAATCATACCCGGCGATAAGTCCACCTACATCTATACAGAAGAAAATTCCTACTACGAAGACTATAAAAACTCCTATTTTGGAGTAACTTGTAAAAAAGGTGGATGGGATTGTCTTAGACATTATGAAATTCTAATGAATGGATGCATTCCATTCTTTCCAGATTTACCTCAATGCCCAGAATATACAATGACCAGATTTCCTAAAAAATTGGTCATGGAAGCATGTGAGAAAATAAAAAAAGGAGAGGACTTGTCTTTCTATGAAGAATGTGTTAATCTGCTTTTAGACTGGACGAGAGACAAATTGACCACAGAATCAGTTGCTAAGGAAATTATATCATGAACGAACTAATTCTATATTGTAAATCCTACAACAAAGATGTTGATAGGGCGAAAATTCTACTGCAATCAGTAGTTTCGTTCAATAAGGACAATATTCCTTTTTATATCTCTGTCCCAAAAGAGGATATTCAATTGTTCAAAGACGTATTGGGAACCAACAACTACACATTAGTTCTTGATGAAGACGTTCTTGGAGAAAAACTTGCACAATCATGGGTAACACAACAAACAATCAAATCAAGTTTCTGGAAATTAGGATTATGTCACAACTACGTCATGATTGATTCTGATTCATACTTTATCCGACCATTTTATTTGAAAGATTTTATATTTGATGAAAATAATCACATTCCATATACTGTAATGCACGAACAAAAAGATTTGTTTTCTTGGACAGCAAGGAACATAGATGTTCTGGGATTTGACCCACAAGTGTCATTTGCTGAATGTAGATTGCCTATTCAAACTCTTTTCGATAGGTCTGGTCGTTTGTATGATTTTGGCCCCGGCCCCATTGTATGGTCTAATGCTGTCTGGTCTTCGTTAGATGAAAAATATCTCAAACCTAATGGACTAAAATTTGCAGACCTTGTGAATCAGGTGCATAGTGAATTTACTTGGTATGGTGAATGGTTGTTAACAGACAAAACTATACCACTTATGCCTATAGAACCATTGTTCAAGTTCTTTCACTATTTACAAGAATATAATGATTTCAAATCAAGGGGATATACACTGGAACACTGGTCCAAGAATTACCTTGGTGTAGTGATGCAATCATCCTCACATTTACCACATAAATACTAAATATGGAAAGCCCAATGACATTTTGTATAGGAACGTGTAACAACTTGAATTATCTCAAGTTAGCAATTCGTTCTGTTAGAGATTATTCATACTATAAAGATGCACCCTTTATTGTTTATTCAGAAAATTGTACCGATGGAACAGATGAATGGTTGAAAGAAAACTATCTAAAATACAAATTCAAGGTTTATACACAAGAAAACGATGAAGAACATACAAATGGTATTGGTGGAGGCATGAATTTCTGTGCTAAGAGAGTAGAAACAGAATTTATCATGTTCCTTCACGCCGACATGTTCGTTTCTAAAAATTGGGATTGGGAAGCATTGAAAGTTTTTGATGGAAAGAGTCAAGCTATGTGGGTTAGTTCACAAAGATTTCAACCCAACCTATTCAAAGAAGAGTCAAGGCCCGGCACGATAGTATTCCCCTATGAAGAATTCGGCCATACATACAAAGATTTCAATGAACCATATTTCATTGAATATGCTGAGGCATTCTCCAAACTAAATCCAAATGTAGAAGTTGAAAAGGGAGAAGGCGTATCAGGTCTTATTCGTAAATCTGATTGGGATTATATTGGCGGCAACGACCCCATATTCGCACCAGCATACTGGGAAGATAGTGACTTGTTCATTCGTATGCAATTAGCAGGTTTCAAGTTTGTCATGACTTCTAATTCCGTTGTATTCCACTTTGGCAGTCGTTCAGACAAGAGTAACTTCCCTACAGATGAAATCGTAAGGTCCGAAAGGTCAAAGATGTATGAACAAAGAGGAGCGGAAAGATTTTTCAAAAAATGGGGGTTCATGCCTACTCACAACCAATATCAGTTTGTAACATATCCGCCAAACATTGACAAAGAAAAATACAAACACTTAATAAGGTTATGCTCAGAACAGAAATCATAAATTTACTAGCGTTGAAAATGAATGCCCAATCCTATGCAGAAATAGGATTAGAGGGTGGAACTAATTTTGCAAGAATTCAAATTCCAAATAGAGTGTCTATTGACCCAGCACCAAATTGGAATGCTACTTATAAATTAACTTCCGATGACTTTTTCAAGACAATATCAAAAGACCAAAAATATGACATAATTTTTATTGATGGATTGCATCTAAGTCAACAAGTAATCAAAGACGTTAACAATTCATTAGACCACGTTAATGATGGTGGCGTAGTTATTATGCACGACTGTAATCCACCAACAGAATTACATCAGGACGTTGAAGATTATGACATAACCGACCCTGAACACTGGCCTAATGGACCCAAGAAGAAAAATTTTGGATTTCAACGGGCTTGGAATGGTGATGTATGGAGAGCCTTTGCACATTTTCGAATTACTAGGTCAGACTTATCTATGTTTACAGTAGATACAGATTGGGGAGTAGGTATAGTAATGAAGGGCCAACAAGAGACTCTGAAAGCTCCATTAGACATAAAATACCCAGAGTTTGCTCTTAGGATATCAGAAGTATTGAACCTAGTTTCTACCGACCAATTTATAGACATTTTGTTATATCAGTTATGATAGCTTGCACATGCAACGGAAGACTTGGAAATCATTTGTATCAAATAGCCACCGCGATTAATGTTGCTAGGGCTGTTGGTACGGAGTTTGTTGTCCCTACCTATGCGTATGCGGGGCATCGTGGTAATATACCTATGGAGTTAGAAGGGTTCTCCTATCCTTTCAAGAAAAAAGACGTAAGTTTACCAAACAAATATAACGAAAAGAAATTTGGAACTTATTCACCTATACCATTGGTGGATAATCAAGAACTACACGGATTCTTTCAGAACTACAAATACTTCCATAATATAAGAAGTGAGTTGATCAACACATATTTCAAATTTACCGATGAAATTGTATCGAAAGCATTTAAATATGTAATATCACCCAACAGTGTTGGTATATGTGTTAGAAGAGGCGATTATCTAATGTTACAAAACAATCATTGTGTATTATCTCATGAATATTACTATACTGCTTGGGAACATATACCAGATATAGAACAAATTTTTATTTTCTCCGACGACTTTTCTTGTAAAAGTATGTTTGAAGGACAAGCAATTTTTGTTGACGAAGATAAGTTCGTTCAACTCTATCTAATGACCAAAATGAAACATTTAGTATTGGCTAATTCAACATTTTCTTGGTGGGGTGCATATATGAACAATAATCAAGGAACTGTAATAATTCCTGACCCTTGGTTTGGCCCAGCAAAACAAGACCATGATGTAAGCGGATTGTATCTACCAGAATGGACGATACACAAACATAAAGTAGAAATAGTATGAAAACACTAGTAGAATTAGCAATTGATATTGGTAATTGTGAAAAGCTTGGGCAGGACTACATTCCGATTTACGATAGATACCTTTCGCCTCTTAGAGACAAATCAATAAACTTACTTGAGATTGGCGTTCAACTAGGTATCTCTCTGCGTCTTTGGGAAGAATACTTTCCAAAAGCAAATATTATCGGTCTTGATATAAACCCTAAATGTGCCAAATATGAAGGCGGTAGGAAGAAAGTTTATATCGGTTCTCAGACAGACCAAGATTTACTTGAGAAAATTGCTGACGAAAACAATCCATTGACTGTTATTATTGACGATGGCAGTCATGTATGGAAGCATCAAATAGATACTTTCCTTGTAGCCTTTCAGTTATTGGCACCCGGTGGACTTTACTTCATTGAAGATATGCACACCAGCTATACAACGCATACTTGGAACGTAGGCAATCAGACAGGTATAGATTTTACAAAAATTTTAATTGATGAAGTAATGTTACATGGAAAAACTTTTGATGGCTTTGCTGGCGTTGTTAATATGCCACTATCATATACTGAAAAGTGGATTGAGAGTATAACATTTTATCGTAGCCTTGTTGTAATCAAGAAATGGAATAAATCATTAAACTAAATAATTATGAAGACACATATAATAATCCACGTATTACCATATGAAATTGATAGATTTGAACACCAAATGTTTGAACTACGAAAAAATAGTGCATACCTAGACAAAACCGATGAAATAGTAATAGATGCTACTCTTAATGTTAACGGTGAACTTACAGATTGGGGTATAGCTGAAATTCATAAAAACTATTTCATTGATAGGTTTGAAAAAGTAAAACAAGTAGCAGAATGGGCTAATCCAATCTTTGATGTTGATAGTGATAACAAGTGCTTGGGTATAGATGATAAACGAAGAAACTCTATCAAAAAGTATTCTTCTGCGTGTGATAACTTTCTCTATCTTGATAACGATATGTTTTATCCTAACACCACGTTGAAATACATCATGGAAGCGGCTAAAATGATTAAGAAGAAATACTACATCATTTCACCACAATGCACTTGGTTGTGGGATAATTCTTGGGATGTATTGGTCAATGATCACTACAAACAATTTAGCAATGATTTGTCATACGACCAATTTGAAGTATTCACAAAAGACTACGGTGAAATTTCAGTTGCGGTGATGCCCGTCTTCAAGATGGGTGGTGGATGGTTCAATCTAATTTCTTCTGACTTACTAGCATATGTAGGCGTTCCAGACGCTTTCGGCCCTTACGGATTTGATGACACATTTCTAATGGATGCTTGTAGAATAATGAACCAGATGGGTGTTGATGTTCAACAGTATTTGGTAAAGAATTTGGTTGTTACACAGAGTTACAAATTTGAACTTCATAATGCTTACAAAGATTACATCCCGTTCTGTGTAGGAAGAAAGAAACAGTTTGCAGACAATGCTGCTGCGTTCTACAACCAAGAAATACAAAAATTTGCCGAACAGTGTAAAGCTGATAGAATACAAGGAAAGATTTAATATGGAAGAAAAAGACCTAAAAATACTGGATAGCATACTCAACCGAAAGCCTTATTACGAAAACTTTCCTGTTGAGAAATACAAATACTATCTTAGGCCCGGCAGTATGCCTGTACCAGACATTCTCACCAATTTAGTAAACCAAATCAATCCCAGTCTCATAATAGAAATTGGGTCATTCCTTGGTTATTCAGCAGTTATAATGGGAAAGGCTGCTCAATCATTAGGAAAAGATTTTAGAATTATTTGTGTTGATATGTGGTTATCAGGTGATGATTATGGGTGGGTTGAAAGAGATACAGAACCACCAGAAGAATGTTCTTGGCAAGTTAATGGTTATCCAACCATTTATCATCAATTTGTTAAAAATGTAATAGAAAACAAACTGGAAAAAAATATTATACCGTTAGTAAAAACATCTAAATTAGGTTCTTTAATTTTAAGAAATAAGATAAAAAATAAGGTCAAAGTAGAAGCTGACCTTATATACATTGATGCCTCACACGAAGATATTGATGTATATTATGATTGCAAAGAATATTGGCCTTTGGTCAAGACAGGTGGTGTAATGTTTGGTGACGATTGGACTTGGGCAGGTGTCAGGAGTGCTGTTCTTACTTTTGTAGAAGAAAACAAACTAGAAGAACAATTCAAAATACATCCAAATGGCGTTCATTGGTTCATAAAAAAACAACTATGATATCGTTTATAATACCAACAAGAAATAGTTAATATTTTTCTACGTTTTATCATTCTACGTTATATTTATTGTTATGGGAAGAAAATCTAAATCAAAAAAAGAAAAAGATGAAAAACGAAGAATTAGACAAAACAGGTATTATCAAAAACATAAAAAACGCATCAATAAGCGAAACATGGACTATTATTGGAGAAAAAAAGAAATGGGTGAGAATATGTCCGAAATGTAATGGATTAGTTTATCATAAAAATAAAAAGAATAGGAACCAATCCCAAAATAAAAATATCATATGTCGTAAATGTAAAGACGATTCTCAATTAAAAGGAGAATATAGGAGTTGTTTGAACTGTAGTCAAATACACACGACCCTAAAGGGTCGGTGCTTGCCTCTGACTGACAGAGACGATTGGTGATTTGACTTTCACCTGTCCATCAAGTGCGGAGCACGTAATGGAGTGTTTGTTATACCGAAGTCCAATGTTATTAGATGCGTTTAGGTCTGCGTCTAATACTTTTCCGTCAATGGCATAATACCTACATCCTTTACGACTGCCATTGTCAAGACCCCGATAGTCAAGTTGGCTGGTGTAGTGAGGACAAACGACTTCCACTCTCTTACCGAGAGCGAGTGCCTTGTAGGTCAATATGGTTTTGAGCGTGAAAAATGGGACTTGGGATAATCGGTTGTTGAACCGCTTTCCTTTGGATTTGGACTTGATTTTGGAAAGGTCTTCCAAGACCAGTATGTTTGCGGAAGTTGTCAATAGGTCATTGACAATGTGGTGTGTGTAGTTCTTTGAGAAATGGTATTCTCTGCGTCTCAACGTTTTGAGTTTGGTTCGGGCAGAGTGAGAAAGTTTGCCTTGAAGTTTGCGTTTGTTCCAACGTATCTTTCGCTTATGCTTATTGAAGTCGTTTCCTTTGACGATGTTTCCTTCACTCGTAGCAATGAGACGCTTGAGACCTAAATCTATACCGATGGTCTTGGTTCCGTTGAGTGGTTTGGTTGTATCGTCAAACACAACTGACAGAAAGACATCAGTATCTCTCACAAAGAGCGATGGGTCTTGGAGCGGGAACTTCTCAAAGAGTTCATTGACCTTATCATACTTGGAGAGTTTGGCAGTGATACGTCCATCCATCGTGGTGAGTTTGATGGCGTCTTGTCCAATCCAAGTATAGATACGTTTATCAAGTTGGATATTGAGACGATTAGTTTTGACTGGTTCCTCAATCTTGTGGTGATTGGCACGGATGGTCTTATACTTGGAGATTACGTCTTGCTCTGCCTTGATTACGAACTGGCTGGGAAGGGCGGGGAACTGCTTACGAACCAAGTCGTAGGAGCGTTGGTGAAGAGGCATAATGCCATTACAGGTCTTCATTCCAAAGCGGATAATGGATATGACGTTGAAAGCATCACGCTTCAAGGCGAGTGAGTTGATGAGAGATTGTTTGTCCTCATCTTTCTCAAAAATCAACTTGATATTGTATGTTTTCATTGTTTCAGTAATACATATAGTGAGAGTATCAAAACAATCAAAGAAAGTCAATATATTTTACAGAAAGGATGTCGTTGCTCCTCCCCTACCCTAAAGGGATAGGGGTTTCCGCAACGATAGAAAATATGAAAAGAAAAATGTTGTAATAGAATACAATGAGCCACATCACTATAAATTAGATGGACAACTAAACAAAAAAGATAAAAACAGAGTTAATGAAATAAAAAGTCATTTACAATGTAAATTTTTTGTTTATAATTCTCTTAACAAAAAAATAGAAACATTATGACACCTATTACATTTATTATTCCTACACGAAATAACCTATCCTATTTAAAATTAGCATATAAAAGTATAAGAGATTATTATAAAAAACATGAAATTATAATTTTAGATGATAACTCTACTGACGGAACATTAGAATGGGCAAACACTCTATCAATGGATAACGATTCAAATACAATTTATTATAAAAATGATGGTTGTCAGTTAGGACACACCGTTTTATACGATAAAGGAGTAGAAATGTCATCAAATGAAATTTTTTGTATATTTCACGCGGATATGGTATGTGGACCAAATTTTGTAGAAAACTTATTAAAATGGCTTCATCCCGGCGGAATAGTAGCGGCAACAAGAATAGAACCACCTTTACATCCAGAAGGAAAAGAAAAAATAATAAAAGATTTTGGTATCTATAATACAGATTTTAAAGAAATAGATTTTAGAAATTATTGTGAAAAATTACAAAAAGATATAAAAAACCAAAATATAATAACACGGGGGATTTTCGCACCGTGGCTTATCTATAAGAAGGATTTTCTGGCCATAGGCGGTCACGATAAACTCTTTAGTCCATTTCCATATGAAGATAGTGATATCTTTCAGAGAATGATACTAGCTCATTATGAAATCAACCAAAGTAGAGACGCCTTCGTTTACCACTTTACCTGTAGAGGACATCGTTGGACGAAAAAAGTCCAGCAGGATGATTTTTTCTACAAACTGTGTTGTGCAAAGAATGTCTCACACTTTATTCGTAAGTGGGGTTCGTGGGTGGAAAACGACGAAAACTGCTATCCTATTATTCAGAAAAAATACGACATTGGATTTGTAGCAAAGAATTGTCAACCAGAACAAATAGGCAATCTTGAACCTTGGTGTTCAACAATTTATTGTGATTGTAACACAGATGGATACATTCAACAAGTTCAGGTAAGCACCCCATTTGACCTTAAAAAGAGAGTCAAAAGGTCTGATACTTATTTTCCAACCAATGATATCATTGTCACATTCGATGTTTCCAACCTAACAAACGAAGGATGGCAATTTCTATCAAAACTTCCAAAAATCATTTCTGATAGTGGAGAAATTGGACCAATGGAATTTGACATTTTCAAAATACAGATTCAGGCAATGACTGATTATTCTGAAAAACTTGTCAAGAATGATGATCCGTATTATACTAATCAACTACGTCCATTTTCACCCACAGATCCTTACTGCACAAACGAATTGTTTACTATTTATGAGAGAACAAAAGACAAAATATGATTCTATTATATCTAGCAACAGTTATCGTCCTTATGATGTTAGTCTGGTTTAAAACAGACTTCGTAGTAGATTGGGGCAGCACGTTTGGGTTACACAAACTGATTAAGGAAGGAGAGTATCTTAATGAAAGGGTAAACTTCCTACCCGCGATGTTGAATTATCCTACGTTCCTGAAAATGAAATATCCAAGTTTCCTTACAAAACTGGTAGGGTGTCCTCTTTGTGTGTCTTTTTGGCTTTCTGTTGCGTTCTTGACAACACTATCTATATTGACTTTTCAACCGTTGACGATGTTATTAGTTCCGCCTTTGTGTATCCTGTCATTATTTATTTATGGTGTGATAACAAAACTTGTGAACATATCATGAACATAAATAGTCCCCAAGAATTATACGGGTTTCTTATTGGTAACGCTTTGGTAGGTATCTGTCCAGAATCTCAAAATCTGATACTCTGTATAGATTCATTATCAAGAATGTGCCCGTGCGATCCATCAGAATTCAAAACTGCTAAATACAATCATTGTATAGCTCTTTACGTGAATTTTGTCCACAGGTCACAGAGTCTATCAGGCATGTTGTTTCAAAAGGTAAAAGACAACAGAATTCAATTCTTTTTGAATGGTCAACTAATTGGCCAATCCAGCAGATAATCGCTCTTTCCAGTCTTTGACCAATGGTTTGACAAACATGATTTTCTTGGCTACTTTCGTTACTTTGTAACCTGAGTCTGAGTGTTCTCCTAAATAACCGGCATACCTCTTTAGGCACTCTGTAGGGTCTTCTCTAGCCAATCTACCCCTCTCACCCTTCTCCCTGGCCCAAAGACCCAAGGGCGTCTTCCTAATGTGATTGCCCATAGTCTCACCAACGTATGTCCAATTTGATGCTTTATATACACATCCAATACGATTTTCTGATGGTTCCACAAACGTTTCAAGCATAATTAAATCTTGGTTATATTTTTCCTTCCATCGTTTACCACCATCAATTTCAAGACGTTTTAAAGTCATACTACCTATATTTTTTATAGTCATTCTATCCTGAATTAGACAAAAACGAGAATTATTAGCCAACATACCAAGATTTTTCATTTTGTCCTCATTATTCCAACCAATAAAAGTATCTCTAACTTTCACAGCTATAGTAGCGCTAGATAATCCTATAGCACCAACATTATTTCCAGATATTGATTCGTAAATCAAAAACCTTATATTTCTTGTTGGTGAATCTTTATATTTTTTATAACTATGATATTTATCTATAATATCACGAAATATTTTATTTTTTAGTGGTGATTTACATTCTTCAAGAGTAACTGGATATTTGAAATTCTCCATTACAAAGAATTGATTTTGAGACGAATTTTCCACCTTTTCCTTTTCTTAGAATATTTTCACCAAAAGGGCCGCGTTTTCCTTTTCTGGTATATAGTCCTTTTCTTTCCAAGAAATTAATTATAGAACACTTTCCATATGGAAATCCATCTAACTTTAATGTTTTAGTAATTTTACAAACACCCATAGTTTTATACATTTCTATAATTTTATTTTGATAATTTTTATCTATAAGCCTAATATTTTTACCTAATAATTCAGGTCGTTTCTTATTTTTATGGGGGCTTGGTTTTCCTTTCAATCGTTGAGACATTATTTTTCTAATTTCTGGGTCAGCACAATTTTCTATACACGTCTTTTTTATTTTTTCTATAATTAACTCTCTATTTGGATTGTTTGTTAAAATATCTCCCCAATCACCACCTTGAGATATATTATACCCTATGGATTTATCTCTAGATTTAAAAATATCAATCCAATATCTTTCTCTATTATTCATAGAATTATCATCGGTACAGTATTCCAATATTTCTCTAAAGAAAAAAGGCCTACCATATTTCTTTATAGCAGACCTTATTAATTTTCCAGACCCCAAATATTCAATATTATTATATTTATCTTTTCCTACGTAAATCTTTCCATTAACTAGATTTGTTATTTTGTAAATTACTCTGTTTACTTTTGTATCTTTTTTTGGCCTGTCTGTCAATTCGTTTTTTATTTCGCATATAGTATTCATGGTCCCACCTTTTTTTGGCGTTTTTCTTTTCTTCATCAGTTAGATATTTTCTATATCTTCCCATATGCTAATAAATAGTAAACTACGGAATAAAACACTGAAAATAATTACTTCAGCATCAAAAAAGGACACTTGGACAGACATACACTTATCTCTTTGTTCAGATAAGTATTGTCTATCAAAGACTCTACTGTAATTTTATTCCCTGTTAATCGAAGTTCTCTTTCAATAGCGTTTTCCATTTCCAATCGGTAATCGGCTTTCTGAGCACACATCGGGTCATTTTTGGCTTCTTCTTCGTTTGGAGCATCGTCGTATTGTTTCCATTCTCTGTTTTCGGTCTGTTCACCAGTAAAAGAGTCGTATTGCATCCCACTTTTAACGGAGTATTTGCTAAGATGGACAAACCACCCACCCCATTTCTCATGAACCCAATCAACTTCGTTTGGAAATCTACAATCACTTATAAAAATTACATCTTCGTTAAAATGAACATTCTCTATCAACCGGTCTATTTTATTAATCCAATAACCGGGATTAATATCCCTCATAATACATCCATGAGACACCATAGCCCTTCGTATCAACTTTTTTTCTTCTATATCATTAGTCCAAGAACTGATACCATATTGTTTTGTGGTAAAAGGGTCCAATTCCTCTTTAAGAGCGTCAGCGAACGCTAATCTAATCGAACTATAACCGTGTTCTTTGAGTTGTTTCTTGGCAATTTTTACGAAGGTATCTTTTCCCGACTGCGCAAACCCGCCTATTCCTATGAGCACTGGCTTATTTGATTCCCGCATATTTTTCAAACCTTTCTTTATATTTCTCAACAAACTTAATTTCGCCATTGAGATATTTTTCTTTTAATAAAGACGCATCTGGAACAACATCTATCAGACTATACTCATAACCTATTTTTTTACAAAAATCCTCAGCCGCTTTTTTCTTTAAGACTACCAATTTTGTATTCCACAAATATTTTGGTTTTATTTCAACTAATATTTTATCATTAACTAAAAAATCAGGTCTATACGTTCTATCTTTACCAAATTCGTCTTTGTATTTTATTATAACTTTATGTTCCACACACTCACATTTTATCCCCTTATTTAATTTTATTTATCACTATCATTGTTATCATTACTTTTCATAACATCTTCGATTTCCCTACTTGTTAGTCCAAAAGAAGAGCATAAATCTTCTAATTCCTTCTTACCATTCTCTGTTGAAAACAACAGACGAACATATTCTTCTGATTCCTTACTGGAAGTTTCGTAATACGTTGACACCAACTCAATGAGTCGTGTGCTATAAGGTTTTTTAGGTGCTTTAACCCAAGGATAGAATTTCTTGGGATGGTCAGGTGGAATTAGACCTATCAGGAGTGTATAGAACTGTGGCGATGGTATTTTATCAAAATACTTAAACAAATTAGAGATATCGTCAAGTAACGCTGGGTTCATACTCAGCGATTTGAGTATCATGAAATGATTAAACGATTTCTTGTCTAAATCGGTTAGTTTCTTGAAATAGTCTGGGTCTTGAACACAACGAATGTGTTTGATGTGGTCAAACAGACCTATGCCCTTGACCGCTTTTTCCTCAGACTTCTTCTTACCCCTCTTTTTTACTTCCGGGGACGCTGATTTGTCTTTTAAGGCTCTTGTCACGTTTTCTTAACTCCCTATACAATTCTTTGATGGTTAAGACTAATGTATTTTGATTACGATGTAAAGAATTTATATCAGCGAACTGTTTCTTTATTTGTTTTTCTAATCTATCAACCCGGCGTAGTTCCCAGTTGATGATGACAATTAACAAGAAAAAACAAACCCATTTAAGAATTAGTAGGAGTGTTATCATCTATTTCGGTAGGTTCTGAATCTGTAGTTGGCAGATTTGGTTTAGGCGGTTGAAAACCACCATGCTTGAACTCTTTGAATTTCTTACTCTTTTTGAAGTTTTGATCTCTACGATCTCTCTTCCATTTTTCGTTTTTTCTATACGTTCTACCCATATTTAACTTATATTAAAATTCCACACCCACTACGCAAACTATTCATAACATCATCAATATTCATCCACTCAGATGCTTGAAGTTTTACTATCCCTATAGCCGGAAATGTTTCATTGATTTTATCAGAAGATACCATCAATGCTTCTTTTATGTTTCTTCCATAAGGCGATAAAACAGCAGGCGTATTATCCAAGGTCTTTTAACAACCACCGCATACATATCGTTTTTATTTATCTGGTCAATCATACTACTTTTAATATATACTACACCGCCATTAAAAATAAATCAATTTATTTTAATTGTTTTTGATGGTTGGTTTATATTTATGGATATGACTGACAATAATACGAAACCATATAAGCGGGTTTGCCCCTCTTGTGGCAAGAATATATTTCATACCAACATCAAAAACAGAAATCGTGCTGAAAAAATAAAAAAATTATGCTTGAGTTGTGGAATAAAATTAAACCACGCAGATGTATCTGGAAAAAACAATCCATTTTTTGGAAAGCATCATACAGAAAAAACGAAAAATATATGGAAAAAATCAAGAGATTACAGCTATATGTCAGGAGAAAATCATTATTCAATAACAAAACCGGGATGGAAAGAAAAGATGAGTGAAGCATTTAGTGGTAAAAAGAATCCTATGTATGGAAAAACAGGAGCATTAAATCCATTTTATGGAAAAAAACATACTATACAAACGAAACTAATACTTAAAGAAAAAAATGGCAGCATCAATGGTGGAAATTATGGAAAAAAATTTACAGAGGACCATAAACTCAAAATTAGAATGTCTCATGTTAAAAGATTAAAAAGTTTAGGATTATATTACAAAGGAAATTTTAGTACCAAAGCATGTAAATATTTTGACCAACTAAATAAGCAAAACAATTGGAATCTTCAACATGCTATGAACGGCGGAGAAATTGATGTAATAGGATATTGGTTAGATGGTTATGATAAAGAAAAAAATGTTGTAGTGGAATATGATGAATCGAGACATTATGATAAATTTGGAAATCTAAAACAAAATGATGTAAAAAGAATGAATAGAATTATGAACCATCTACAATGTAAATTTTATAGGTTTAACTCAATAACACAAACATTAAATGAATATCATCTGCCAACATCACCAAAAAATTTATTTTTAGCTTCCTCATAAGGCATTCCTGTCATTTCACTATAAAACAATTTTTTTGGATTTAATCTATTTTCACTCTTAAGTCTCAAATAACGAGAAATGGCTTTTGGTTTCCACCATTTCAATATTTCATATACGTCTCCCTTAAACAATGGTTTCATAATCAATTTATCTTCGGTTATTTTCCTACAAAGAAAATCTTTGGTATTTTCATAAAATTCTGCGTAATATATTCCTCGTGCGTACCCGTGACAAAAATCAGATTGCTTAATATTGCAGGCATTGAATATCATGTTCAATACCCTCATTTTAGCACCTGTAACAGGTCCTTTGACGCCTTCTTTTTGAGTCATGGCCTTGTCATAATCTTCTTTCTTATTCTCTTTCAACCATTGGTGCCAATCTTGATAGCTTTCTTCATAAGGTTTTATAGGTACCTTACCCTTAGACAATCCTACAGGTTTCCACCACTTCATACCATTATACATGGAGAAGTTTCCTTTGGAATTACCGTAAAGACTTGTGGTGGTCATGCCTACCAATCTACAAGCTATACCTTCACCGCTTGTGGTTTCCCATGAATTTCTAACTACGCCAGAAGTGACCATTGCAGCCATCAATTTTCCGCCAAGGAAATTAGTTCCAAATGGTTGTGTAGGAACAATTGTAGTTCCTATAGCTGAATGTTTTAACATTCTATTTTTGAGTTTATCATCTGGAGTCCATCCGATATACTTGTCTCTATCAGAAATTGAAATAACATCACTTGCCACAGAAGATATTCCCAGTATCTTGCCGGAAACATCATCCATCAATAGGAACTTGAAAAATCTACCCGGTGCTTGGTTATATTCAGCACTGCTGCAATAGTAACGTAAAGTAGTCCACAACCTCTCAAGAAAATCACCATCAGCAAGAACCATTTTTGGTTTAAGATTTTCAATCTCCTTGATAGTCACTCTTTCATCATTGAGGTCCGTAGGCGACCAAAGCATAGGTTTAACTTGAGTATCCCATCCGGTAACATACTCATTTAGTAGTTGCATTTCTTCCCATTTTTTGCGAAACGTGAATTCTTCAACATCTAGTTTAACAAGCCAGTTTAGGTCATCAATCAATTTCTTTTTGTTTACTTCAACATCAAATTTATCTATACCCCAAACGCCTTTGAAAGCATCATTCTTAGCATACTTTCCACTCGTCTCATTCATCTTCTTTCGTTCTTCATCAGCTTTCTTTTTAACTTCCTCTGAATGAACGTTACCTTCCATAAAATCATATTTATCCATACTTATATTGTAATATGCCTGCTATCATTGTCAACAACAATCAAAATGTAAAAACACCGAAACCGACTTATTATCACAGTTTTAAACTTAGTGATAGCTCGTATGCTTTATTTGATGCTAAAATGGATATGCCTATAGTCATAGGTTCTGTATCCATCATACAATCGGCTAAACTTGCTGCAACCCCACTTGTATTTGATTATAGATTCAACTCTCGTTTATTTTTTGAGAAGCAATCAAGATTGTATGTGGAAATGAATAAGGATGCAAATGGAAAACACCAAAAGCCCCCGTTAAGATACCACAACATAGATCCACTTGGCCTTTTTTATCATTTATTTAAACTAACTTCTACCACATGGTCACTGTTTGGCCTCGAATTCGACATGCCAATTGCTTATGGAAGTTACAGTAGAATTCAAGCAGTATTGAACAAAATCAATCCCGACGCTATAGTGTTTTATTACCACGAAGATGTAACGAATAAAAATTCATTCAGAGTGTGGTATAGGTATGCAAACAAAAAGGTCAAATACATAAACGGAAAGTAATCACAGAGCAACTTTTACATCAAATTCACACTCTGCTAACAATTCGCTTGGACCACCCATTAAAGCAAAATCCATTTGTAATTCCGTTGGATCAAGACTTACCTTAATTATTGTTTTCTTTCTAACATCAAAAATACCATACATATGGAGATTGATAATCGTCCGGTTTCTGCCGATTGATTTCTTCTTTTTCATATGTATGGCATCTTGAATTGACGATTATGCGGTTACTCTATTTGGAGTAGCGATGTTCGTAACAGGAGTTACGATTGTTTGTGGAGAGATTTCCATTATAGGCATAATCTTAGGTGTATCAATGTTGATACCATCAGCCTTTGCCTTTGTAACTACAGATTGCTTGATTGGCCTCATGGCAAAAACTAATTGCGGTCTTCCTTTACCACAGTTCTTTTGCCCAATAACAGCTACGATTTCTTCTCCACCTTCTGATTTTGGGTCAATAGCCTTTTTCAGACGAACTCTAAGAGTAATATCTGAACCTGATGATGTCAGCATATGGGGATTGCCCACTACCAAACTGTCAATGGTAAAATATTCATCATGTGTTGGCCATGATATTACCTGTTTGGTCTTATTCTTGCGTTGTGTTTTTCTTATACTCATACTTTTACTTTTAATACCTTCTTTTGTACTCCAGTTTGATCTAGAGTTTACAGTCGATCACTGTATCATAAAATCTGAGGGTTGTCAACATCCATTTTATACTTTAGATAGAAAAAGTTTATTTATGGTTCGAGCAATATCGGTAACGTTCTCAACGTCAATCATTTGAGCATCATTGCCATACATCGTCTTGAAAAGGTCATTAAGAGATAGATGCCTGCTATTAGATTGAGGCGATAATGTATAAATTGAAGGCGAATAATTGCCGTCAATGAAATAACTCAATATCTTCACGCCTTGTGAACGAATCTTGTCAACTTGAACTTTGGTATGAAGAGCACCAGTTTCACCACTGTAGTTAAAGCTTACACCGTATTTATTCCTATCTGCGCTAACCATGTAACAGGGTTCTCCATCTGAGATATTCAAGAAGTAGTGGTCTTGTTCATTGGTTCTCCTACCAATGATAAATTCTTCCGCAATGGCCTCAAAAGCCAATCCCTCGGGAGTAGCTCCAGTAGCTCTAAGATAGGGGAATAATTGCTTAACCTTGGAAATGTTATCGGTTTTAGAATCATAGGCTAAAACGATATATGGAAGGTCGGCACCATTCACAACTATCGTGCTTCTAAACGACACAGACACATTCAGATTCTCAACCATAGACGCGGCAATGCAAATGGCGACCACACAGGTAATCGTTGGACACCATTTGTCATCAGACTGCATAGAACCACTGGAATCAACTGATATGTGAAGTCTGGCCTTATTGTATCTTTCAATGTTTATCTTATTGAAAATACTTTCAATACCAGCACCAATATCAGAAAGCAGTCTGCGTTCTATTTTGCCGGATGGTTTTCGGATATACTTGGTAATGTTTTCTTCGCCTCTAATTTGAAGTTTCTTTCCAAGAAGTTTTCCTAATGTAAATCCTTTACCTACGGCATCTTCATAACGTTTTGGAGGACCACTTGTTTTGCCGGGAGCATAATAGTCTTTTGCAGCAAGAGGAAACACAGATTGGCCAGCATCAATTAGTTGTCTTGTCAATTTCTTTACAACAATACAATCAACCGATGCTTGTGCATAATCACCACTCAATCCATATCCGGCTCCTATCAGAACGATACCAGCTTTTTCAATGGCATCCAAAATAGCCTGTTGTTTCTGTGTTACACTCTCTTTGACATTTTGATATTTGTGGTCAAGAATATCACGCAGTTTATTGAAAAATTCTCCAAGTTTCTTTAGTTCTTCTTGAGTGAATTCTCTTGTGTCACCAGCACTATCAGGGTCACACTCTCCTTCGTCGCCCGGCTCTGGTTTTCCATCTTTCTTTGGTTCGACGTTACTACCACCTTCGGATGGCCTACCACAGCTAGACCCAGTATTGGGTGAAAGCTTGTCATGAACTTTTTTGACAGTATCATCTGCTGGATTCTTGGAACGATTGGTCTTTTGCTTCTTAATATTGTCTATGATGATTTCTACAACTTTATATGACAAATCAAGTCTTGACCCTGTTTCTGTGAGACGAAAAATATTCTCAATGTCAATGAGTTCAGCAATTTCTCTTAATCCCGGCAAAGCATCTAAATCTGTATCTGGATTAGTAAGGTTGATGACACGATATTCGTAAGAAATCAGATTTGGAATCCTGAAACCTTTTGACTTTAGACCTTTAGAATTTACCTCACTATTCCAAAATTTCTCATACATGGCTTTGTAATAACCACGATAGCCCGGTGCTTCCTTGAAAACATAACTGTCTATGTATCTATCTTCTACATAGTTCCAAACCCACTTTACAACGTATGCTATATTTTCTTCTGACAGATTCTTGTCTTTTGCCTTCTTCTTCAAAGTAAGAGGAATGGGAATAGGAATTCTGGAAAAAGTAGATTTGGCTACATCAAAATCTGTAAGTAAAATGTGTGATGCTTCGTGCAACGCTACACCAACGGACCAATCAAAATCCGACTTTCTTCGGATGGATGATGATAGATAAACCACGTTTCCGTCAGTAAAATTCAACGTGGATTTTTCGTGTGAACAGAACTGGACAGGAATATCAAGATGCGTAAGAATATAAACAAAATTAGATACAACTCGGCGATACGCCGCAAGCTGTATCAAGTCCATTGAAAATTCTTCACCATAATTATCATGGCCTTCCGGAATATATTGATAAAGCGATTCCTTATTTAACCAAAAATCGGAATACGCTTTCTTTTCTATCATTTCACTCATTTGAATGGAATTCTTACTTTACCCCTTTTAACAGGGTCGTTTATTGGAGTCACTGTCGCAGAGGCGGTAACATCAATATACTTTTGCGTAAGTTGCTTTATAAATAATCGTTCACAATCTTGCCCACCATCCTCACTATAAAGAGGATAAATCGTCATTTCAGCTATCTCGTGTAATTCAAAACCATCCATTACAAGATTAGCCATTTCAAGAACAGCATCGGTTGTAATAAATGTGTTAACCTTTGGGTTTTCTGCTCTACATGCTAGTTTAGTCTCTTCTGAAATCTTGGTGATTAAATTGAATTTGTCCTTTTGCTCTGTATTGGCAGTCGGGAAAAGTATATGTAAAAGTGTATTTTCTTGTTTGGCGGAGAGGATTTTCATCTCAACGATTACAGGAAACCGTGAAGTTAAAGCTTTATCCATTACTCTTGTAGCCGTATATTCATTACCAATATTTGCTGTAGCAATAAATGATACACCCTCTGCCACCGTCACGATTGCCGAATCTTCTGCTTCATCCAACCGGATATATTTCTGTGTAGAGTCTAATACCGGCATCAAAATGTTCCACGCATCGTGATGTCCTCTTGAAAGTTCATCCAAAAGAATGATTGCGTTAGGCGTGCTGATTGCCCTTACGAACTCAGAAGGATGAAACACTGTTCCTTCTTCTTTCTTGAATGTCGTGTTTCCCACAAGCGTTGCTCTAGCATCTTGTGTAGAACCAAGATTGAAGTAGAAAAATGGTCTATTGCCTTCATAAACCTTGGCAACAGATTTAGCCGCTTTCGTTTTGCCAGACCTTGTTGGCCCTATGAACAAAATGTTTTTACCACGTATAACAGCCCAAACAAGATACTTCCATTGAAGGTTGTCCATGATTAGATCATTGGGCTTCAATTTGGAAGCTTCTGACAATTGCTTGGTTACTTCTTCGTTAGTCATTGAAAATATGTTCCCCATTTGAGGTTGGATGTTACCACACCATTGTAGGAATGTCAACCGCAAACAAAAGCCGTGCAGTTAAGCACGGCTTCTGTCCGGTTGGGGGTTGGGAGGGAGAAATTACGGCTGAACCTGTTTCTTAACGAATTTAGGTGTTTTCTTGTCAGACGCTTTAAGTTTTTTATCATTCTTGAATTTAGGAGCTTTTGGTTTGTCAGTCGTCTTGATATTCTTGTTTTTGCTTTCTGGGTCTTTACCCGGCTCTGTCACCTGTTTCATTGGTTGGTCAGGCATATCATCAGGTTTCTTGGTTTGAGGTTCGTTGTAATTCTTGTCATCTTTCTTCGTATCTTTAACGGAAGGGTTTTCCGGATCTTGGTATCTTACTGCAACTTTCTGGCTTTCTGGACCAGCATCTTTCCTGATGACTTCTCTATCCTTCAAATTGTCCATAGCCTTCTGTTTCGCATCATCAGCCTTGGTAGTCTTAATGTCGTTGAAATTTACTTTAACAAATGCTTTAACTTGTTCCCAAGTTTGTGCAATGGCACGAACTCTGTCAGACAACTTAACCATAGCATCAATGTCATAGTTATTTTCAAATTTAGGACAAATTCTAACGTAGAGAAGATTTTGAGCACGAACAATTAGTTGACCTTTATCATCCCAATATACTTCCCATTTCGGGTCGATGCCATGAACAATCGTTTCAAGTTCTTGTAACATTTTTTCATTGTCTTTGGGCAATCGTTCATTTCCTAGTTTGTTATATCCCTTTTGAATCTTTGTCTTTTCTTCTGCGTCGGGTTTTGGAAGACCTGTATTGGTAGCCATTTCTGACAAAACATTCTTAACTATACCACGCAACGACTCCTTAAGACGTGTTCTTGGGTCTTTTTCTTTTTTGATTTCAGAGATACATTCTTTAACAACCGACCGAAATTTATTTAGTTCATTCATATTACCATAAATATAAACATTTCAACCAAATATTCAATTTCAAAATATTATTATTATTTTATGACGTTTTATTCTATGACACTATACTTATATCATATGGGAAGAAAAAAACTTAACAGAACGAGAGAAGAATTACTCAAACAACAACGTTGTAGAGCAAAACGATATTATCACAACAACAAGGAAAAATGTAATCTAAAAAGTATGAAAAGATATTGGAGTAAAAAAGAATTACTCCCAAAAAGATTTTCAACCTGTAAAATGATTGAAAAACTAAAATTCGTCCGTGGTGATGAATATGATTATTCCCATTCAATTTACAAAAATTCCACCGAAAAGATAGAAATAATTTGTAAAATACACGGGCCGTTCTGGCAATATATTTATGACCATCTAAAAGGTTCTGGATGTCCAAAATGTAAAAAGGTATCTATCCCTACAACCGACGAATTTATTGAAAAATCTTCGCTAATACACGAAAATGAATACGACTATTCTAAAATAAAATATAAAAATTCAAAAACAAAAATAGAAATAATTTGTAAAATACACGGGCCGTTCTGGCAACTTCCATACAATCATTTAAAAGGAAGAGGATGTCCGTTATGTGGAATAGAAAATCAGCGATATACAATAAATGAATTTATAGATATATCGTCAAAAATTCACGAAAATAATTATGATTATTCCCAATCAAAATACATAAACGTTTTTTCAAAAATAAAAATAGTATGCCCTATTCATGGGTCGTTTCTACAAACGCCAC